TATGCTTCCACCACCATATACGTTCCAGCTATACTCTGATTCAACACCGCCATAACATTGATCCATATTGAATCGTCTTTTCATAGATGTTACGCCACGCACATACTTATTTATCATGACATTAAATAAATTTGTATATCTACCGTATGTATCATAATCATGAACAGTAACTCCACCAGTATCCTGGTAAGTAATAGTGTTTCTAGCAGATAAGATGCCTTTCATCTGAAGCACTTGTAAAGTAGCGCCTTGTTTCACAACATTCCAACTAGGAACGGTATCTATAGTCCATGTGCTTATTGGTTCAAAGTCTTCGTTTATTTCATCTACGGTGTCCACAAGTGCCATATATAATTCTGTGTCAGTGCTCTCTTCAACACCTTCCAAAATATTTCTAGTGGTTGAATCACCAAGCCACTTTCTAAATCTATCAACATAAAGTTGATGAGTTGTAGATATAGTTTCAGCTAATTGTGCATCTGTAAGCATTTGTGAATCCTCTAATCTTGATTAAAAACACTACTAATATAATTTAATATAAGCATGTAAAAACTCATAGTCAAGATTTAAAATTGGTATAAGAATTATGGTAATGAATTAAATGCATTGCCATAATTAATCTAACTAAAATGAAAGGAATGGATATGTATAACATCAAATTAAAGATAAGAATTAAATTTAGTAGGTTATGGTCAGATGATAAGTATGACAAAGCCATACAAACTATTAAGCTTATAAGAGAGTTAACGGGGTTTGATCTCAAGGAAGCTAAGGAGTTGTATGATACAGTAGTAATGGAAGGCATCGCTCTAGTAGACGTTGAGAAAAACATTAAAGGAAAATTGTCAAGAGATTTGTTGCTATATGGAATAGACGTAGTTTATTTACAAGACACTAAAAGTTCTTTAAAAAAAATGGCTGCGTGTGCTCTTGAAATAGAAAATTTTTCGTTGTTAAAAAGTATTGCAGACGCGCTGTTGACTTTAGAATAAATGAAAGGGTAATTAGGGATGTTATTTAAAATACTTATGAAAAAATTTCCATTATTAGGGATAATAATTGCCGCTTATAGAAAAAAGGAAGTAAAGGTACTAATTGTTTTTAATGAACTTCCACACAGTAAACTTAATTTGTCTTACACTGTGTATGTTCCAAAATGGTTTCTTAATAAATTCTCTGGAGATGAAGGGTGTGATGGGTTACCTTTTTGTGGCCATTTTTTGCGCTGTGACTTAGGTAGAGATATAGATTATCTACCTATTAGGGTAGTAAAAAGAACGGAAACTTCTACATCACAAACTAGACAAACTGTCCTAGAAAGCATTAAAAAAGAATTAGACTTCGCTATAAATTTTCTAAAAATAAATGGAGCGAAAGAAAAAGAAATTCACCTGCTAAAATATGTTATATAATTAACAAAGCCCCGTTATCGTTTATAATAAGGGGGCTTTGAGAAGGTGAAAAATTTTTTTATATTAAAAAGAAAAGTTAAGATAAAGTAATCTTAGCCATTGCTTTGGTGTTACCAATACCAATACCAATAGATTCATAAGCTGCGAAACTTATGATATTCTTTTTCTTTTCAATCCAGAATTTGGTATCATTCAGAATTAAGAATTGACCCATAAAATCCTGGTGAGTGAAGCAATAGATTTTATTGCTCAGTAATGAATTGCCATCAGTTTTGGTTAATTTATTAGAAACAACCATTCTTCGACCGAAGATCGTAGAATAGGTATAACCATTAACTGTAGTTTCACTACCAACTGCATCACCAACAGCAGTTGCATCATATAAAAATAGTCTGTTAAACATAGTAGAATCCATCAGTACTATGTCAGACCGTAACTCATTTCCATCAAGAACATCGAACAACCGTTTGAAATCAATTTTTTTGATAGTGCTATCAGTATCATATGTACCTACAATAGCGCTAGCTTCTGTAGCGATAGCAGCATCAACTTGTGTAATAAAAGATTCATCTTCAATTTTTTGAATATCAAGAACAGAATTTTTCTCAATAACCTCTGTTAGCGGCATTTCGTACGCTAACAACTCTTCTTCTGTTTTCTGAAAATCTTCAGAACTTACAAAGTAAAAAGGAATTTCAAAACGTTCGCCTTCAATATAGTTCCAGGTTGGCTCGCCTCTAAAGTTAACAGTCATAGCCTTTGAATCTGGCTCAATGTCAACAATTTTGACTAATCCATCGTGTTGTACAGATCTTTGCAAATCAGCCTTTGTAACATATTGTGGCTGAATTATCTTTCTTGCAAAGGATACTTCTCTAAGTTTCACACGGATGAAAGCCGAACCTTCTGCAGCTATCTTGTCGAGTCCTTCTGGAGAGTTTAACTTTTGAACAAATAGTTCATTAATTGTACTAGCATTAATTTCCATAGACTAGTATATCCTCTCTAATTTTAAACAGTTACAAACTCGATCACCGTATGACTTGAGCCTAAGTGCTCAATAGTATGAGAAGCTTTTGTACAGTATGCCACGATATAATCCGTGTATTGCGTCCCTGTCAAGAGTTTACCAGCAGCACTAACTTTCAGTGCCGCACCAACTGCAGGAGTACCAGTAAATTGATCTGTTAATGCTCGGAATTTTCCCCATATAATGGTTAATTTTCCAGTGCCATCAACATCCGGTGTCCAGCTGCCGATTGTGCCATCTCTGTAACTTTCAGTCCAAATAACTCCAAGTGCAAATTCATCTGCATCAGAAAGTTCTAACTGATCAGTTTCAATATTAGCCCATGTTCCAGTATAACCAGAAGCAATAAGCCCAGCGCTAGCGGTAAGGTCCTGACGGTTAAGCAAATTTAAGTTTGTTAAAACTCTAAGCATAATGTTTGTTTCTCCGTCATTATAGTGAATTAATTAGTAATCTTCTAATAAGCATCTTGTTAATGGATCCAAAGTACCATCATCTTGAAATCTATCCGAGAGAACACCGAACGGTATATCTCCCCTATCTATATTCAACTCAGCAGCTTTCTCAAGAACAACCAAATCACCGTCAGTCTTAGAAAGAAGTTTATCAAAAAGAGACTCTAGATTTTCAGCGGAGACACTACCTTGTTTATAAAATTTAAAACAAAGCTCTTTAGCAACTTTGAAGTGATCAAGCTCACGCTTAATTTCTCCATTCTCATTCTGTAATAATATTATAGCTTCCGCTGCTTGTTTTTTTAATTTATGATCCACTAAAAATACCTATCAGCTTATTTATTTTCTTGCTCTTCTGCAGCAAGTTTATCTAACTCTTGTTTAAAAGAATGTGCCATAATTTGGCCAGCTTGTGCATATTCAGACACTTTTTCTTGTTTCTCATAGTAATCTTGATCATGCTCAATTAATAAACTAGCTAATTTTGTGACATCATCTTCTTTGTAGTTCCCTTCCCCATATTCATCAATTAAGAGTTCATTTGCTTTTTCAGCATAAGCTGCAAGTTTGTCCATTCGTTCTTGAACGACATTTTCTTCTTGTTCTGCAACTTTTTCCTCTTCAACGTCAGAAATCATGTTATTGTAAACATCAATTAAATCCATATCTATTTCTCCATAGATTTTTAAAGTTCTGTTAAAGTTCTATTAAAGTTATTCTACTGTTTTTATTCCCCGTAAACTTTAGTATATAGATCTGTTAAGATTCTGACCTGGGGAGATTCTGCTACTTTTTCCTCTTCAACTGTTTCTTCTTTCTCAGCTGTTTTTTCTTCTTTTTCTTCAACTTCGGTTTTGACTTCAGCTTCTTTTTCTTGTTCAACTTCACCAAGCTTTTGAATTTCAGCATAAAAAGAATGAGCCAGCAGTTTACCTTGTGTTTCAATGTCTGCAGCAACTTTTTTAAGAATATCTTCTTCAGAAAGAACTGTTTCCTTTTCTTCAGCAAATTTAATAAGGTTAGCCTCTTTTAATTTAGCTACTTTTTCATCATTTGTCAACACTTTATTTGACATAATAGACATTGATTCTTTAGAATTTTTAAATTGAGCTCGTTTGCCGCCAATTGTTGTAGAAATCCATCCAGCCAATTTATCAAAATCCACACAAACTTCTTCTTTTTCTTCAGTTTTTTCAGCTGTTTTTTCTTCTTTGTCTTTTTCTTCTGTTTCAACTGTTTCAGCTGTTTCAGCTGTTTCAGCTGTTTCAGCTGTTTTTTCTTCTTTGTCTTTTTCTTCTGTTTCAACTGTTTCAGCTGTTTCAGCTGTTT